ATGAGGAAAACTGACTTTACCAAAGCACTGACCGAGTATTTCTCAATCTATCTGCCTACTACATGCGGGGTGAGTCCCAATACCACCAATTCATACAGAGATACTTTCAAGCAACTCCTTCTATTTTTTCAAGAAAAGAAAGGCATCTCCGCAAATTATATAGAATTGCGCTATCTGAATATGGAACTTGTTTCTGAATTTCTGGATTGGTTAGAAACATCCCGCCATATTGCGGTTACAACAAGAAACCAGCGACTTGCCGCCATAAAGGCCTTTGCTCATTTTGTACAGTACAAGTTTCCGGAAAACATAGAAAACTGCGTTGACATTATTAATCTGCGACCCAAAAAGTACGAAAAGGCATTGATACCGTTTTTGACGGAGGATGATCTGTCACTTCTTCTGTCCCAACCAGATGCATCTACCCGACAAGGGCTCCGAGATTTGACACTTCTTGCACTACTGTATGACTCTGGCGCACGGGTACAGGAATTGGTGGATCTTAGGCTGAAAGATGTCCGTCTAACACACCCCCCAATGGTTATTCTAACTGGAAAAGGACGAAAAGTTCGTCAGGTTCCCCTGATGAAGGATACCTGCAAACTGTTGGACAGATATATCCGCAGCTTTCATTCCGATTCTCAGTCTCAGATGATTCCGCTATTTTATAATGCAAAAAAGCAGGCTTTATCTCGCTATGGAGTCACCTATATTCTGAAGAAGTATGCGGCAAAGGCATCTCCGGTACTTGAACCACAGAATATATCTCCTCATGTATTACGCCACACCAAAGCCATGCACTTGCTGCGAGCTGGTGTTAACATGATATATATTCGAGATTTTCTTGGGCATGCAGACATCTCTACAACAGAGGTTTACGCTCGCATCGATGCAGAGATGAAGCGAAAAGTATTTGAGGAGAAAGTACCGAATTACACACCCAATACCACAATGCCTTGGGAGGAGGATGAAGATTTATTGCAATGGTTAACACAATTTGGAAAGAAAACTTTCTGATTATGTGTAGTAAATTATGCTTAAACGCCCGGGATTCTGGGCATTTTGCTCAATTACTACTCATTTGTAGGAACTACTCATTACAGACAATGGCGACCGGCTCTTCAAAGGGATAGACCGCCTCAATGTCCCCGCCAACCTCATGCTGTAAGGACTCAAGGCTGGAAGGGATTTCTTTCACATAGGGCTTCTTGTCCGGCTCAACCACCAGCACAGTGATCGTGCTTGGCGGCTCCAATTCCTCGCCGCTTCCGGTGACACGGTACTCATCGGGAATATCCTCAAGCGTACCGTCAAAGTAGCGGTTCCAGCTATCGCCGGTAGGACGGATGTACCCAGCATCGGTCAGAGTGCCGCCTTCATTGATTGCGCAGTCTTCGCCGTACCGCTCAAAGTCAATGTAGTCCACAAAGCTGCCGAACTTGTTGTCGATGTTGTAGCCACCCTCAAAGAAGTAGTAGCGACCGAGATCGTCATAGTCCTTGATGTCGGGGATAAAATCATAGTTGTCGAGATTGTAGGTCAGGTTGATCAGATCGTCGAGGTCATTTACTTCATCGCAGCCGCTATCCATGATTGCCACGAAATGCTCAAGCTCAGAGCGGGACATCTCATCCAACCGGGCGGCGAGGTAGTTGATCTTATCGAGGTTTTCGTATTCGCCAAGGAGATTGCTGACTCCATGAATGGAGCAGTCATAATCCGTGATAAACCATTCCTCATAGACCTGACCAAACTCGCCCTTTGAGCCGATGCCGATCCGCTCGAAGACCTCCTTCATTTCCTCTTCGGTGGTCGGAAAATGAACCCATTCACCGACAAGCTCGCCTTCGTTGTACTTGCCGAGATTGGTCACGAAGGCTTCAAAACTGCCATCCAACACGGGCATAGGCATCCTCCTTTCAATCGTCCATCATACTGTCCGGCGCGATGTAGAGCTGTGCAAACGCCTCGTCGGTGATACCCTCAAGCTTCCGAACGGTATGAAAAAGCAGCTCCGCCATCTCATCGTCCAGCTCATTGATGGGCAGCGACTTCATCTCTGCAATCAGCCTCTTGCGACTGGAAGTGTCGAAGCAACACATCAGATTTGTCTCTTCAACGGTAAAAAACATAATCACATCTCCATTTCTTTTGATTTTGGTTTCTTCGTGTGCTCAGGTTTCTTAGCGCATTTATCCGGCGCACTCTTGGCGTGTTCTTTGAGCTTTGCGAGGACAGAAGTCTTCTTCTGAGAGGGATGCTCTCTGCGGTCCATTGCTTTCCAGAGGCTTTCTGCCGGAGCGTCCTCCACATAGGAACGGACAATAGACAACCGCTCACGGAATGGAACGGGATTTTTCCTGTCCGTAATGTCCGTCAGGCTGACTTCTTCATTTGGAAAATCCACTTTGTCAACGCGAACGGTTTTGCCGTCCATATCCATCACCATGCCAACAGGGATATAGTCCTCAGCGATAAGGTGTTTGACGGTTTCCTGTCTGCCGTCTTCACCGGGCTGCGTAACAAGGACATCGTTGCCTTGTCCCCACAGAGCCTTTGCCTTGGCAACCCACTGATCTTCCCGAAAGCCGGTCACGGCTACCTGTCCGCCGCCTTCCAGCTCTTTCATCAGGAGCTTTGTGCCGAGCGCGGGCGCTGCCTTCTTCGCATCTTCACCGTAAATCTCGAAGTAACTGTTCTGGGCAAAGCAGACAATCGCTTCGGGATGGGCTTCCTTGACGGCATTGTAGGCGGTCTGCGCTTCAAGGGGCAATATGCCCAGCTTTTCTATCACGCCATGCTGGACGGCAAGCTTGTGAATGTGATCCTCAATACTGCCGGTTTTCGCATGGTAGCTCGTTTTGAAGCGCTCACGGCGGCGAATCATGTCAAGCTCAACCGCATTCTCAGGCAGATAGCTCACCGACACGACCTCGCCGTGCTTTTCTTCCAGCGGGATCGCTTCGCGCCGGTAGCTGCGGAAAGGCAGATAAAAGGTGGCATCGTCCTTAAAGGTGACTGCCACTGTCTCAACCGGAACGGTGAGCTTTTGCATCCGCTCCACATGGGCGGCATAGTCCAGCTCAATGAGGTTGCCTTTGACGGTATCGCCCTCTACGCCTTTGAGCTCAACTGCGTAGGCAAGGATGGGATCACGGGTTTGCTCATGGTAAAACTCCCACACTTTGTTTTCGTAGGAATCCTCCACATAGACTTCACGCTCAGGCAGGAGGTAAGTGCCGTTCGGACGGGACATCCAGAGAAGGTGCTTGTCCTCGGTAGATTGGGAACCGGCAAGGCTGTGAAGCAACCCGGCGTCCAGCTCAAAGTCCTCTTTGTAGTTTTGGGTGTATGTCCATAATCCGGCGAAGGGCATCCACAAGATCGATGTTTTCAAACTTCATAGGTATCACTCCAAACCGACATCGTGGGACTTCTGCTTAACCGGCGTTTTCCGCTCAGGCTGGCTCTTTGCCGCAGCACGGAGCTGTTCCCGGATAGAAGGTTTTTCCCGCGCTGCTTCCTGAGTCTTCTCTTTGCCGATGTATTCAAGCATCGGTGTCAGCTCGCGGTAGCAGCCCTGTACCTTCTTCGCAGAATGGCGGCGGTGGATAGCGAACATCGGCTCGCCATCCCGGGTAACGGTGTTGCCCTCAATCCTGACCTTGTACTCCATCATCACCTTGAAGGACTGATTGGACGAACGGTAGGTAGACAGCATCCCGTCGTTGCGACCGGCGATCTGCGCTTTGAGCGTGTCCATGACAGCTTCCTTGATTCTCTTTTCCTCCGGTGTGAGGCGATGCTTCACCGGTACCGCCTGTTCCGGCTCTTTGGGAGCCGGAGCTTCGGGAGCCTTCTCCGGCACAGCCGGTTTGCTCTGCTCAGCCGGTGCCTGTTCCTGAGTTCTGCTGATGGCAGTCTGCCGGACAAACTCTTCGGTGAAAAGGCTGACCAGCCCCGGATTTACACTGTCAATAATGAGTTGAGTTGCATGATCCGGGCTGCCATCCATGCCCTTTGCCCATTCCTTGCAGTCTGGGGAAATGCGCCCGTCATGGTCTTTCTGCTGGATGGTTTGCGCGAGGACATAGGCGACGCGCTCAGGCGAGAATTTCTCAAGGATGCTCTTAACGGCGGACTCCGCCGCAAGTCGGTTGTTGCCGTAGTAGTCGTTGATGGTCTGCTCAATCGCCTCTTTACAGTCCATGTTGGCTTGCATCGAGGTGCGGTAAGCATCCAGCTCACCGGCTTCAAAGGCATACATCGCAGCTTCTCGGTAAACCGGAATCGCCGCATCCCGCAGCGGCGTAGGGGCTTCCTGTTCCTTCACGGCAAGCCGCTCTTTGAGCTTTTCATCAATACCGGTGATCATCTCAGCCGCCGTTTTGCGGATGGTTTCCAGCGAGCCTTTCAGCTCCTTGGTCTCCTTGTCGGAGGACCAACCGGCGATATAGCCGAAAGAATAATCAGAGGTTTCAATGCCGTACCGCTGGCAGACGGTATAGGCGACGCTTTCTGCCTCGACCTCCTTAGTGCGCCGGTCTTTCTTGTCCTCGGGAGCAACCTTTTCGCCCGGAGTGACGGCATGGAGCTTGGCATGGGCAATCTCGTGGATCGCCGTCTTGATGGTCTGGATTTCACTCATACCCTCCTGAATGGCAATGCGGTTTTCTACATGAGAGAAGTAGCCTTTTGCGCCATCGGTGATGTTTTCAAAGGCAATGGGGACCGGAGACAGCTCTTTGAGAGCATCAAAAAAGGCGGCGTAGTTTTCCACGCTGCCTGTCAGCTCGTCTACGGCAATATCGGGAAGCTCTTTGCCGTCCGTCTGGGACACATCGAAGACACTCACCACCTTGAAGGCGGGGCGGGTCACTTCAACCGTCTCAGTGACCGGCTTGCTGTCCTTGTCGAGAACGGGCTTCTGCGTTGCTGGGTCGAGTTTTTCCCGCTCTTCCTGCACCTTGTAGGGCGCAGGAGCAAGGATTTTGATACCCTTTTCGCCCTTCATCACATGGCGGTCGAAGTTGCGCTGCCATGCCGTGTAACCGGCGATCAGCGTCGCATCTGGCTTCTGCATGGCGATGAGAAGCGTATTGTTAAACGAGTAGTTGTAGAACTTGGACATCGTTTTCAGGTACTCTTTGAAGCGTTCGGATTCAAACAGTTCCTTGAGTCCCTGTTCCAGCTTGTCGGTGATTTCCCGGACTTGCTGGGCGTTTCTGTTTTCAGCCATTTCTAACCTCCAATCTTACTGATTTGAAATAGAAAACTCCGGCTGAGATTTGCCCGAAAGACGGGCTTTATCTCAGACGGAGTTTCCGTTCTGGTTAATCTGCGATGATACAAATTATCTGTATGTTCCCATTCAATCAACTTCTCAAATAAGTCAGGGTGACGGTTGACCATGTGGGAAAGCTCAGAAGTCGATGCGTTCGGGCAGAACCAACAACCGTTGCGTTTGGAATGTTGATAACAGGGCGAGAGCATATCGTATTTCTCGCACAGCCGCCAAGCATCCGCTTCCGTCATGCCATACTTTGCAAGAAGGCTGATGTCCTTCTCCTTATTCAGTCTGGCAAGACGCTTTGGCTCGTCCAATGCAATACCTACATAGCTACGGGTGTCATCAGGTTGAGCCTTATGGTACTTGCGGAGCGGAGGCATTTTACAGTCCCGATTTACCGCGCACTTTCCCGGCCAGACAAAACCTCGAATCAGCCCTTCATAAGGTCCTCTTGTGATAATGTGATGGAACACATCATCGTAAGTTTTGTCACTTCGCAGAACCGTGAATTTGCATCCGAGTTCATTTTCAACGAACCGTTTGAGCTTTTGGTGGATAAAGTCCCGATGCTCCGGGACTTCTCCACTGATCTCCTGATCGAACATCACCTCACTGTAAATGACCTCATCCCACGGCTCGTTTTTCTCCGCAGCAAGAAGAATTGTTGCTACGCTGTCCTTGCCTCCGCTGCATGAGGCAATATATCGCGGGCGCGTCATCGGTCGAACTCCATCTTGAAGCTGACATACTTGCCACCTGTGTCATCCAGACGGATCACCGCGTCATAAAGCTGCGGGCGTTTTGGCGTATAAAGCCCGGTCACTCTGCACCAACCCTTTTCCAGCAGTTCAGCGGCGATTTTCTTGGTCAGCTTCTTTTTCTTGGAAGAGAAAAACTTGTTGTCCTCCCACATACAGAAGGAACAATCCTTGTTGGAACAGTAGTAGTTGCCCTTGCCCACATAGACCGGCGAGCCGCAGCGCGGACATTTGCCAATGGACTCTCTGCCGGTATCGAAGCGGTTTGCCTCGGCGTCAGAGAGGAAGGGATAGGCTTTGACCAGCTCGGAGGTCATCCCCACAATGCCGGAAAGGAACTTGCCCGCATCCGCATTGCCGCGCTCAATCTGCATCAGGGTATTTTCCCATTCCGCCGTCATGGAAGGAGAAGTGATCTGTTCGGGCAGGACGCATACAAGGTTGTTGCCGTCCTTTGTAGGCACGAGAGATTTGCCCTTGCGCTCAACGAAGCCGCCTTTGACCAGCTTTTCGATGATACCGGCGCGGGTGGCAGGAGTGCCAAGCCCTTTCTTTTCGGTATCATCATCAAACGCATCATTTCCGGCGGTCTCCATTGCCGACAGAAGGGAGTCTTCGGTGTAGGGCTTCGGTGGGGATGTGTAATGTTCGGTGAAGCTGGAAACGACAGAAGAGAGAATATCCTTCTCATTCAGAGAAGGCAGCGAGCGTTCCGGCTCGTCTTTTTCCTTGCTCTTGAGCGTTTCCTTGAAGCGGTGCTCAATCGCCTTCCATCCATCCTGCATGACTGTTTTGCCCTTTGCCTTGAACTCGTAGCCCTCACAGGTGAGCGTGACCGAAGTCTCGTCGTAGATGTGTTTCTCACCGGTAGCGCTCAGAAGGCGCATGGCGATAAGCCGGATGATTTTCTGCTCCGACTCCGGCAGCTCGGTGAGATCTTGCTTTTCAAGCTGGACGGTGGGGATAATGGCGTGATGGTCGGTGACCTTGGCGTTGTTGGTAATTCGCCCGATGTCCGGCTCGTGGATGCGGCCTTCAAAGAGCGGCAGCTTGCGGGAGACAATGCCGATCACCTGACGGGCGGTGCTCTCCATATCCTCAGTGATGAACTGACTGTCCGTTCGGGGATAGGTGAGCAGCTTTTTCTCATAGAGGGACTGCACCAGATCGAGCGTCTGCTGGGCGGTAAAACCATAGTAGCGGTTGGCTTCCCGCTGCAAGGTGGTCAGATCATAGAGCTTCGGTGGGTTGACTGTCTTCGTCTCCTTCTTGAGAGAAGAAACGACGGCTTGCTTTTTATTGCAAGCCGCCGCAATCGCCTTCGCCTCGTCTTCGGTTTTGACCTTTTCCATGTCCGCTGTCAGGCTGTCTTTGCTGATATGGACATTGAAGTATTTCTCCTTATGGAAGGTGGAGATTTTGCCTTCACGCTCCACCAGCATTGCCAGCGTAGGCGTTTGGACGCGCCCGACCACCAGCTTCTTATGATAGAGTGTCGAGAACAGCCTTGTGCCGTTGATGCCGACAATCCAATCTGCCTTGGAACGGGCAAGCGCGGCTTCGTAGAGCCGGTCATACTCGCCGCTGCTTCGCAGATGGGCAAAGCCCTCTCGGATTGCGCTATCTTCCAACGAACTGATCCACAGGCGCTTAAAGGGCTTTGTGCAACCGGCTTTGTTGTAGACCAACCGGAAAATCAGCTCGCCCTCGCGTCCTGCATCGGTGGCGCAGACAAGCTCGGTCACACGCTTATCGAGCATAAGGTCACGCAACACCTTGAACTGCTTCTGCTTGTCCTTCGGGACTTCAAACAGCCATTCATCCGGGACGATGGGGAGGTCGCTGTACCGCCACTTGGCAAAGCGTTCATCATAGGAGCTTGCATCCGCAAGCCCCACAAGATGACCGACACACCACGAGACGATATAGTTGTTCCCTTCGAGATAGCCGTCTTTACGGGAGATTGCGCCCAGCACCTTCCCGATAGCGGCTCCAACACTCGGTTTTTCCGCAATCACTAAGATCAAATCGTTTCCTCCGTTTCTTTGGTTTCAGCCTCTTCATCCTCATCGTCAGCAATGACAGGCTCTTCGTCTTCGTTGATATACGGTTCTTCCTCATAACCCTCGTCATCGAAGAAATCCAGATCCTCGTCCTTCTGCTTCTTGCCGCGCACGAACTTGAAGTAGTAATACGCACCACCGCCGATGCCGACCAGCGCGATGATGCCGATGATCAGGGCAATGTTCGGGGAAGCGTTTTCCGGCTCTTCGGGCGCTTCGGCTTCCGCGTCCTCGACCGGCTCTTCCGGCTCAGGTACAGCGCCGGTACACTCGCTCATGTTTGTTTTGCAGACAGGGCATTCCGTATTGACAGCTCCGGCCTCGCAGCGGGTATCGCAGTTACAGGTAGTAAGCGAAGATGCCGTTTCCTCATCCAACAGGGCAAGCAGATCGGCTTCGTCCACCATGTTGAGGAAATAGGTCTGGTACTGTTCCTCTTCCTCGTTGATGGGCGCATCATAATCGATCACAACATAGAAGGTGTTGCCGGTCTTGGTCTGTACTGTGATGAACTGCTTATTCGTAGCCTTGTCATAGAGCAGATCGCGGGTATAAGCGTTGCCTTCACCGTCAATCGGCTCGCCCTCATACGGTTCAGGCTCTTCGGGTGCTGCGGTTTCCGGTGTTGCTTCGGGCTGGGTCGCCTCCGTGACCGGAAGCTCCTGCTCGGTATCATCCGCATAGGCGAATGCGGGTACAGTGAACGAGATACAAAGCGCGAAGCACAGTGCAAGTGCCGCCAGAGTGCGGATTCCTTTTCTCTTAGTCATTGTCCGTCACCTCCTGCTGGGTAGTGGTAGGCTTTTCCGCCTTGCCGTCCTTCATCGCGGCAAGGAACGCCATAATCTGATCCTTGTCCATGACCATCGCACGGACGGTGTTGACGATTTCAAGGTTTTCCAGCTCGGTTTTCTTGTCGTACAGCTCCTTGAGCTGCCCCTGCAGGTCCTCGACCTTCTTCTCGGTTTTGGCGATTTCCGCGCAAACCTTCTGATATTTCGGGTTCATTAAAACGCTCCTTTCAGTTAATAGTTGGGTCTTCCAAAGGCGTAAAAGTGAGACTGCCAGTAGGAAGTGTTGATGGATGTGTACTGGATGGGATCGCCGCAGTGCAACATCACATTGTCGCCCACATAGATGCCCACATGGGAAACGCCCGGTGTGTCGTATGTGCCGACAAAGAAGACAAGATCCCCCGGCTTCACATCGGCGCTGGAAACAGGCGAACAGACATTGTAAAGCCCCTGCGCACCCAGCCGTCCGGTGTTGACAAGTCCGCTGTTTGTGAGAACATAACTGACGAATCCCGAACAGTCAAAGGAAGTGGACGGATTTGAGCCGCCCCAAACATACGGGTAGCCGAGATATTTTTCTGCCTCTGCGATGAGAGTTGCGAACTTCTCGTCTGTCAGATACGCCGCATTGACCGTGTAGTCATCGGGCGGGTTTTCAATGTACTTGTCCACATAGCCAGAACCGGGGAACAAATCCTCGCGGTTGCCCAGCGTTGACATATAGGCTGAGTACATGGAGAGCTGGTCTTCATTCATGATGTAGACCGGCAAATGAGAGAGGTCAAAGTTTTCCAGAGTGACGGTGCAGATGTAGTAGTTGTACGGGACTTCGACATCGTACTCATTGCCTTCGCTGTCTGTCCGCGTCTCCGTCCGGTAGCGCACCTCGACCTCCACATCCTCGGTGAGAATATACTGCCTGTCAAAGAGCGTTTGAAGAAGCCCCTGCACTTCATCCAGCGTGAACTCGCCCTCATTGAAGGCTGAGAGAATGGAAATCAGCACATAGGGATCGTGCTCGATCTCATCAAGGTCAAAGTGGTACTCGTCATAGTCGTGTGTGCTTTCGTAGTTATCAAGATACGATTGCAGCTCGGCCTCCATCTGACTATATTGCGCCTCCGCACCCTTCATGGCATCGTCCTCACTGAGGTAGGAAGTGGCAATGACAGACGAGGTGGTGGAGGTAAACATGGCCGTACAGGAGCTAATTCCCGCAGACAACAGGATTAGGATCATCAGCCCCGCACCCAGCCATACAAAGACCTTCTTATTCTTGGAAATAAAGTCCTTGACCTTATCTGTCGCTTTCTCCCGAACGGTTTTGCCGGTAGATTTGGTGGCGGTGGATGCAGTCTGCGCCCCAGCCTTGCGAGCTGCGGCGTATTCCTTCTTGATGTGCTGCTTCTGATAATGCTTGTTCATATTGGCGCGGGAAGTCTTCATCTCAGGGTTTTCGACGACCGTCTTCTCAAAATGGAGCTTCCGGTCAGCGGCCTCAGCTTGCTGTTCCAGCTTGGACACCTTCTCAAAGGGCTTGTTTGCACTGCGCTCCTTGTGGTGCTGGTAGTGGCGGACAACAGACTCGGCGGCAATCTCTGTCTTATGGGCGGCTTCCACGCCTGAGTTTTCCTGCTCGACCTCATGGATTTTGCCGTGAATGCCAGAGGCAAGCGTATCGCCGACCTTGCGGACGGTCTTGTCTGCCTCAAACTGCAATTTGCTCTGTCCCTTGGGGACTTTCAGCTCGTCTTCAAAGTAGAGGCGGGTTTTGCCTTTACCGGTTTCCTCGTCAAAGACGCGCTCTTTTTTCAACACCTTCTTGGTGGGCAGCTTCTCACGGGCGGCATCCAGACGCTCATGCGCCTTCTGAGATTTTCGCTTCAACCGTTCAATCCGTCTGGAAGCTGGGGCATCATCGTCAAGGTCCGGCATCTCTGCGGAGGTTTCCGCCGCTCTTTCCAGAACAGACTCTCCATCAATCTGCCTTTCAGCGCGAGGTCTGCTGACCTTACCGGTAACAGCGGTATCGGCAAATGCTTTTCCGTAGTCAACGGAATGGGTGCGGTATGTCTCAGAGTGCAGAGTGTGAGATGTGGGATCATCGCTGACGGGTAGATCGCCCGGATTGTACTCTTGCGCCGCATCTGCGGACTGTGTTTCGGCTTGAGCCTGACTCACTGCGTCTTCCAGCTCATCAGGACGAAGCTGCCGCCGCTTCTTGACCTCTTCGGCAATATGGCCGGTTTCCGTGTCATGGGGCGCGACAAGCTGGGCGTCCTCAAGCCGTTTTGACACTTTTTCTGAGGTGCCTTCGGTAAGGTTTTCTTCCACAGCGCCGTCTCTGGTCATCCGCAGGACAACCCGGTCTTTTGGCTTCAATTCATCATGAGGCATCAAATTTCACCTCCAATCCGCGCCTCGGCGAGTTCTTTATATTCAGGATTTAACTCGATCCCGACATAGTGACGGTCAAGCTGCTTTGCGACCATGCCGGTTGTGCCGCTTCCCATGAAGGGATCAAGGACAACGCCGTCTTTCGGGCATCCGGCAAGCAGACAGGTTTCAACCAGTTTAGGCGGGTATGCGGCATAGTGACCGCCTTTGAAGGGGACAGTGTTGATAATCCAGACATCCCGCTTGTTGCGCAGCGGGTTTATCATGTCATCGGTGATCTCGCCATGTTCCCGGCAAAGATTGATGGTTTGCTGCTTTACCTGTCCGGGGATAGGTTCCCCGTATTTGTTGCTTCCCTTGACCCCACGCTTGAGCCTGCTCGCTGTTCCGGGAGCAATCGGCTCGGAGATTGCCCGGTAGTCAAAGAAATACTTCCGTGACTTTGAGAACAGGAAGATGTGTTCATAGCAGCGGGCGCAGCGGTCTTTGACACTCTCCGGCATCGGGTTTTCTTTCATCCAGATAATGTCATTGCGCAAATACCAGCCGGAGTCGCGAAGCGAAAAGGCCAGCATCCACGGGATGCCGATCATGTCCTTGGGCTTGCAGCCCTCAACCTTGTAGTTAAGAGCCACAGCCTGACCATTTCTGCCCTTGGGATTTTTTGCGTCCACATAGCCGCCCTGATTGCCTTTCCCGGCATAGGTGTCGGAGATGTTAAGCCAGAGCGTCCCGTCTGAGCGCAGTACGCGCCTGACTTCGGCGAACACTTCCGTCAGGCGCGAGATGTATTCCTTTGGCGTTGCCTCTCTGCCGATCTGCCCGTCCACACCGTAATCGCGCAGCGCGTAATACGGCGGGGAGGTGATGCAGCAATGGACGCTTTCATCGGGCAGCGTTTTGAGGACTTCGAGACAATCGCCGGTGTAAATGTGATCAAGCTGTATGGGGACTCCCTCCTTTCTGCGAGACTTGATGCGCAATCAGTCGGAGAAATACTCGTCCGGCTCGTAGTCCTCGTCCTCGTCCAGCTCATCCTCCCAGCGGTCGATGATGGACTCGGCCTCCTTCGCCGCTTCGCGGTACAGGGAAAGACGATTGCGCTCATAGGCGGCATAAGCGGGGATGAACTTGCCAAACTCCTGAATGGCGCGGACATCCTTGGTGCGCATATCCGATACCATGTCGATCAGCTCGGCCATCGTCAGCAGATCCTCAATCATGCTGTCGTACTTCTCCTTGGGGATGGTGACGAAATCATCCTCATACTCGTCTTCCTCATCCATATCAAAAGCGGAAGGAGAGCCGGACACACGGTAGATGTGTTCTTTCTCCTGAATGGAGTCGAGAATACCGCCGATGACCTCCGTCGCCTCATTGGCGCACTCGGCGATTTCCTCGCGGACATGGAGGTAAGCGCGGTGGTGCTTTTTCAGCTCGTCCTCCTTGCGGATCAGGTTGACCAACTCCACGGTCAGCCCCATCAGGCCGAAGAAGCTGTCCATGCCTTCCTTGACCTCGCGGAAGCTCATCTCAACCGGCGTATCGCCGAAAATCTCGGTCATCTCGTCAACGGTGATCTCAAAGTTCTCATTCATATTCTTTTTCATAAAGGTAGTCCTCCTTAATTCTGCAAGGTTTCTTCGGGTTTGGTGGTCATGTAACGATAGAGCATCGTGTCCTTCGGGAAGTCATCCTTGAAGGGGACGATGGTCGAGCCGTAGAAGATCAAGCCTTCACCGGCGTTGGAATTGGTGATGTAGTTCTGCTGGCTGGGCGAGATGTTCAGCGCCTTCGAGAGAATCTGCCGGTCGCCGGATGCCTGGTTCAGAAGGTAAACGAAGTCGGAGTTCTCGAAGATGTTCTCGATCTCACGGGAAGCCAGCAAATCCTTGACATTCTGCGTGATCCCGGTGGGGATGCCGCCCCATTTACGGAACCGCTTCCAAATCTCGACACTGTATGCCGCTGTCTGCTCTTCCTTGAGCAGAAGGTGGAACTCGTCCATGTAATAGCGCGTCGCCTTGTGCTGGGCACGGTTGATGGTCACGCGGTTCCAGACCTGATCCTGCACAATGAGCATCCCCAGCTTTTTGAGCTGCTTTCCGAGCTGCTTGATGTCATAGCAGACGAAGCGATTATTCACATCCACATTCGTCCGGTGATTGAAGACATTCAGCGAGCCATGCACATAGATTTCAAGGGCAGTGGCAATCCGCTGTGCCTCCGGCTCACTCTGACTGCGCAGGATATTGTAGAGGTCTTCGAGAATAGGCATCTTCTCAGGGACCGGATCGGCAAGGTAGTCCTGATACACCTTGCGGACGCTGCGGTCGATGATGGTCTTTTCCACCGGTTGCAGCCCATCCTTGCCGCCCACAATCAGCTCACACATGGAGAGGATGAAATCAGACTTCAAAGTCAGCGGGTTTTCCTCTTCCGAGTAGTTCACATTGATGTCCAGCGGGTTGATGTAGTCGGTGCTCACCGGCGAGATGCGGATGACCTGGCCGCCGAGCTTCTGCACAAGGGGATAATACTCCGCCTCGGGATCGCAGACGATGATGTCATCCTCTGTGATGAGGAAGGCGTTGGTCATTTCCCGCTTCGCCGAAAAGCTCTTGCCGGAGCCGGGGGTGCCGAGGATCAGACCGTTCGGGTTTTTGAGCTGCTTGCGGTCAACCATGATCATGTTGTTGGAGAGCGCATTCAGCCCGTAATACAGCGCCTCGCCGCTCTGAAAAAGCTCCTGCGTCGTGAACGGGACGAACACCGCCGTCGAAGAGGTGGTCAGCCCGCGCTCAATCTCGATCTGATTCAGGCCAATCGGGAGAGAGGACATCAGCCCTTCTTCCTGCTGGAAGTCCAGCCGCTTGAGCGCACAGTTGTATTTCTGGGCAATGGAAGCCGTCTGGAAGATGGCATTTTCGAGCTTCTGGCGGGAGGCAGCGGTATTCATGATGAGGATGGTCACAAGGAACATTCTCTCGTTGCGCGTCTGAAGGTCCTGCAACAGGCGCTTGGCCTCACCGCCGTAGGTGGCAAGGTCGGACGGGATGATTTCCATGTCATATCCGCTTCTCACGGCCTTCTTCTGCTCTTCAATTTTCATCTTGTCGAGGTCAGTAATCTTCATCTTGATGCTCTTGATGGCTTTCGCCTGATCAATCGTGCGGATATGAAGATTGACCGTGATGTTGCTGTCCATGTCGAGGAAGTCAGCCAGCATCCGGTCATTGAGTTCCGGCGCGAGGATTTGCAGGAAGCTCACTGCGCCGATGGCCTTGCCCATCTTGAAGCACTTGCCTTCACGGAAGTCGAAGGAAGTGGGCGCGATGAAATCTTTGCTGCTGAGTCCCGTCCGGGCTACCATGTCAAAGGAGAAGCGGAACGGCTCGTTCGAGTCCATGTTGAACACATCATGGAGCACTTTCAGCCGTTCGTAGCCGGACAGCGGCTCGGTCTTCACACCGATGGTTTTGAAATTATTGAGGATGTCCGTCTCAATCCGATCCAGCTTGGCCTTCGCCATGCGCAGGGAGTCGGCCTCAATGCCGAAGGTAATGTACTTGCGCTTGATGAGGCCGTTGTTGCCCTTCGTGAGCTGGTTTTGCAGCATCTCGGAATACTCGCTGCGGATGTCGTTGAACTCGTCATCCTGCTCCGGGATGTTGATCTGCTTCTTGAACTCGCTGATGCTCGTCCTCTGGTTGATGAAAGAGAACTGGACAAAAATCGAGCTGTCAAAGTAGTTCAGGAAGTCGCACCAGTTCTCGAAGATGGCCGTCTTGTCCTCGTTCTGGGCGAGCTGATAGTTGATGTCGTTGAAACGGATAGTCTTTGTATAAAGACGGCTGTTGACCTTGCAGATGCCGTCGCGGCACATCTCCACATAGGGGATGGTCTGCTGCGCCGATTTGCGGACTTTCTTTGCCTTCTTGTCCTTTTTCTTCTGCAAGACCAGCTTCTTCTTTTCCTCGGCGGAGAGAAGATCGCCGTACACCTTGCCGTTTTTGGTAAGCCGCTTAGGTTCTGCGGCCTTTTTCGTGCTGCTGTGCAATCTGCAATTCCTCCTTCTCTTTGATTTCCTGCTGGATCGCAGCGTATAGGTTGCTCGTGCGGTATGGCCGCACCTTATCCCTCAAAAACATGGACTTGATCACATGACCGAGGATTTTTTCAGCCGGTTGCCCGTCCTTCTCATAGAGAGCGAAGAAGATGAACGGGAGCATGATGACCACCATCAGCATTGCCGAAGTGGAGATGCCGAGGCTGGGCTTAGTCAGGAAGAAGATCGGAACACCCGCTGCCGCAGCCAGCGCAAAGCAGATGAGCTGCCGCTTTGTCAGGTTGAACATGACCTTCGTCTTGACACGATTCAGGTCCTTCGGGACCGGTACAAACGCCATTGGGAACCTCCTTTCCAAGCGTGATGCTGCATTCGACCTCATTGCCCCATACATCCCAGCCTTCGGGGGACTGGCGGGCGAAAAGTTCGATGCGCGGGACATCGCCCATGAGCTGGACGATGCGGTTGCGGGCTTCCTCCGGTTTCTTGGAGTGCTCTTCGATGTGGCTCATGATGACCTGATGCACACCGGGGCTTGCCCGTTTGGGATGGCCTTTCGTTGCAAGGATGCAGAGTTCAGCATTCGCCCGTGTCCAGTACCCCATGCCCCAAAAGAGACTGTCGGACACCCGGTTCTGCTTGATCCAGACAAAAGCCGTCGTTTTGTATTCAAATCCCCATGCTTCAAGGACTTGGAACGCCTCCTGCATACAGGGGAAGGTAATCCACATGAAGAGCGCACAGTCTTTTGCTGCAAGCTCTCCAATAGGCAGAGCCTTGATGTCTTCAAGGCTCATGGTCGGGTAATGGCTTTCCGCTGAGCGGCCAAGCCCCTTCTTTGAGTAGACCTTGTACCGCCACGGAGGGTCGGCGTAGATCACGGAGTATTTCTTCAAGCTGACCCTCCTTTCTCAGTGGGCATTGAATAGTGACTTTGCAAGCGAACCTGTCTTGAACAGGGAGAAGCAAAGAATGACCGTATAAGCTGCCACCGAGAATAGCGCCGAGTGGATATTGGCTGCGATGATCATGTTGTTGATGAGCACGGCATAGATCGCAACGCACACCATGATGAGGAAGCCTTGGAATGCCAGCGCGAACAGCCCTTTGAGGTAGTTCGTGCCGATGCTGCCCCATTCGCGGTTGCTCATCGTCGCAATGGGAATGGGCGCGATGCTCACGGTGCAATAAATCTCAATCATACGGCCATAGAGAATGACCGTGATGAGAATGGACATGATCTTGAGGCACAGGCTGATCAGCAGCGTCTCTATGGACAAGCCGAGCAGTTCGCCAATGCCCATCGTTTCCATGCTGGCGCGCATTTGTTCAAGAGTGGATTCGATGTCGATGTTCGTGTCGCCGCTTATGACACCGGCTGCACCGGCTACGACATTCTGACCGATGTCGAAGACCGCCATCACAATGTCAAAGGTATTGGTAACGAGGTAGATCGCCACAGCCGCCTTGAAGAACCACTTGAAGAACATCCATGTGTCCATGTCATGCAAGTTGTTTTTCTCGGTGATCATGGAGATCAGCTCGTAACACAGGACAAAGGTGATGATGATACCAGCGATGGGGACTATCACATTTTCGGATAGTCCCCGGATCATCTGGTATATGCTGCTATCCCATGAAGAGGGCGTTTTGCCTACCTCAGCAGCTATCGTCCCTACCTTGTCGTTGACATCGGTGAACATATTGGTCATGTTGCTTTCAATCCAGCCGATCAGAAGCTCTTTTATGGCTTCTTCGATTTTTTCAAGGATAAATCCCAATATTTCACCACCTTTCGGTTATGCTGGGGTTGCCGGATCAGAACAGGCCAGACAGGAGCGGGATAAGGGTCGTGCCGATGAGTACCACACCACCACCGGCCATCAACTGCTTGATTCCTTGGCTCTTGGCACCGGGATTGTCATTGCCGTACCCCTCCATGAGGTTGACCACGCCCCACACGGCAAGGCCAGCGCCAAGGGCGACAACGAGGGTCTGCAAAACGGTAACCGCCTGATTGATAAATTCCATAAATGACCTCCTTATGTTGGAAATTGATTAAAAATTAAGGGAGAGCGCGGCATTTCGCGCCCTCCCATGTGGATACGCGAACCGGTTATCAGAACAAACCGGACAGCAGGGGGATGAGGGTCGTGCCGATGAGTACCACGCCGCCACCGGCCATCAACTGCTTGATGCCCTGGGACTTGGCGCCGGGATTGTCATTGCCGTACCCCTCCATGAGGTTGACCACACCCCACACAGCCAGACCGGCACCGAGGGCAACAACGAGCGTCTGAAGGACCGTAACCGCCTGATTGATAAATTCCATAGAGTGACCTCCTTGATTTTTGAGTGTGAATTATTGAAAATGGGCAAAAAAATAGAAGCCCCGTCATTGTTCTGCTTTGGGCATTGCCCATGCGCAGTGCATGACGGGGCTTCAATCGGCTTCAACCTCTCCCATGTCATAGAGGTCGAAGGTTTGGGTTGGCTTGACTACCAGCTTGTGAGAACGGTATTTCTCGATGTCAAAGGCGTTGCGCTTATCGTAGTCGGACAGCATTTTGTATTTTGGATGCTTCGTAATGTCGTACTTGTCACTGAGAAAAGGTCTCACGCCTCTAAGCTGCAAAATACATTTGCCGCCGTCCATGACAGCGATTTCGTCCTCCGACATGAGCTGCTTGCCGGTCTTCTGATAGTTCAGGCCGTATGAGTTGTTGGTTGAACGGGTTTCTGATGTGTTATATAGGTCGATTGTCTCCTTGCCGAGGATTTCACTGAGTTCCTTCAAAGTGGATTTTTCCTTGCCGCCAAGGAAGAGGGTACAGTCGCAGTTGCCGACAATCGTGTCCGCAGCGTCCTTGTAGATGGTTTTGAGCTGGCTCTGGGACTGCAAGATGATGGACGCTGAGATTTCCCGGCTTCGGATCGTAGCAATCAGTTTGTCGAACTTTGGGATTTGACCGATGTTCGCAAACTCATCGAGCAGGCAGCGGACATGAACGGGAAGCCGCCCGTTGTAGACATCATCCGCTTTGTCGCAGAGCAAGTTAAAAAGCTGGGAGTACATAATCGCCACGACAAAGTTGAAGGTATCGTCGGTATCAGAGATAATGACGAACAGCGCCGTCTTGCGGTCGCCGATGCAATCCAGCTCCATCTCGTCGTAACTCATCAGCTCCCGCAGCTCCGCGATGTCAAACGGGGCAAGCCGTGCGCCGCAGCTAATCAGGATCGACTTGGCGGTTTTGCCAGCGGCTAACTTATATTTACGGTATTGCTTGACCGCGAAGTGGTCAGGGTCGCGCTCTTCCAGCTCATCGAACATGAGGTCAACGGGATTTTTGAAAGTCTCGTCATCCTCTCTGGCCTCCGAAGCGTTGATCAATTCGAGCAAGGTAGTGAAGTTTTTCTCGTGTTCCGGCGCTTCGTACCAGATATAGCCGATGAGGGCGGTATAGTAGAGCTTTTCCGCCTTGACCCAGAAATCCTCCCCGGACTTATCGCCATCTCCCTTCGTGTTGACGATGATCGTATTGACCAGTTTGAGGATGTCCTTCTCTGACCTGATGTAAGCGAACGGGTTGTAGTGCATGGATTTACGGAAGTTGATCGTATTCAGCGACTTGATGACATACCCGTTTTTCTCAAGCATCTTTCCGCATTCGACCAATACTGTGCCCTTGGGATCAGTAACCACATAGGAGCTGTGCATCTGCATGAGGTTGGGCTTCACAAAGAAGCGGGTCTTGCCGGAGCCGGAACCGCCGATCACAAGGATGTTCTTATTCCTCGCGTACTTCGGCTGCTTCGGTCGGCTGTTCATCGTCAGCCCCTCGGTCTGGGTGAGGATGACATTGTTGGAGAAGTCGTCATCCATGTAAGGCCGGATGTCTTCCGGTCGCCCCCAACGGGCTGACCCGTATTCCTCCCCTTGGCGGAATTTCTTGCGGTTTTTGCCTTTGATGTAGACGGCCAGCTTGAGCAATGCGCCTCCTGCCACACCAATGAGAAGGTCTACCGGGTGGAAGCTGGGGAGCGGATTGGCAAACGCTGCGCCGAAATTGGCAAAGCCGCCGGTGAGCTTGTCAATAAACTCCGTACCGGGAGCCAGCCGGAAGACCGCCGCCAGCTTATCCACAAAGTAGAAGGCGAACACATACGGGAGATTGAGAAGGACGAGCTTTTTGATGTCGAGTTTCTTTTTCATAGCTCAACGCCCCGATCCTTCGTCTTAACCTTGACCTTCTCCTTGTGCTGGGCTTTAGACTGCTCCCTGCTGCGGGAGAGCTTCTGCTTGAGGGATTGCTTTTCTTTCTGCTTGACCGTCTTGGCGGAAAACTCCTTGAACGCCTGAGTCATCACATCCACATCCCGGCCTTTGAAGAAGACGAGATAGCGCGGCGGCTGCTCAGAGGTGTCTTTCTTGAGCGCGTAGTCGATCCCGTACTTGTTCGCTGTACGCTCGAAAGACTTGATGTTTCCGTCGGTCACTTCGATGTTGCTGATTGCGGCGTTCTGCTCGACAAGGTGCTTGATGGACTGCTTGCCCCGGTAGGTCTTGGGCTGAGAGGCTTGCTTTTCGGCCTTTTCAATTTCCTCAATGAATTTGGCGAGCGCCTTTTTCAGCACTTCCGCAGTGATCCTGCCGCCCTTAATGGCAATCGCAACGACTTTGGTATTTACTTCATCCTGCATGGGGACCTCCTTTCTGAGATTTGCGGGGCAATCCTGTCACTAAGGCGGGACACCGTGTAAAATGTGGATCATGTTTTCATCTCACCCCCTTTAAGTTGATTGAGAATGCTTACGCATCAGCCTTTTCCGTGAAAATCGTAGTTCACGCGGGCTGAATAGTAGTTGTCTATGGTCAGTGAAGCGTTATACAACGCCGTAAGCAGATATGCCCGGATGTTCCGAATGTCGGAAGGGCAATCGTTCATCGCTTGGAGCACATAGTCGATGTGACCGCTGTCCAGCTTGAGGAAGCGTGACTTAACCACCGGCTGCGGCATATCTTCTCCGTTGATACGGATGGTGGGTCTTGTGGAGCAAACAGCATCCAGCATGATCTCGACAATTTCATTTACCCGGTCAAGGTCATAGTGCCTATCCTGAGAGCGGATGTCGATCTCAAGGTTATCCCGGATCAATTCCCTGTATTGCTCCCGTTCATCCATTCTGTCCATCCCATCAAGATTGATAGATTGATAGTTTCTCAGAGAGTTATTTCTTTCGTTGGTAATTACTTGATTAGTATTTAATTGTGCGGGATTTTCCGTACACGGTTTTCCCGTGAACGGATTATCCGTGTCCGGCTTTTCCGTATGCGGTTTTTCCGTGTCCGGCAAACCCGTCTGCGGCTTCTCGTATATCTCGAAAACCATGCTGCTCATCCGGCCTTTTTCATCCCGTGACTGATGACGGACGAGATACCCTGCGTCCTCAAGCTCCCTGAGAGCTGCCAGAACAGCATCGGGGCCTTCCTTGCAGATCGCCGAAAGACCTTTCGTTGAGAACTGCCAGCCATCGTTGAAGGACAGCATTTTGGAGAGTAGCCCCACGGCCTTGAGGGACAGGGTTTTATCCCTGAGATGGTAATTTGCCATGACCGTGTAGCCACGGTTTTTGTTGACGCGATAGACTGCCATGCGGTTATCCCTCCCTTGCCATCACCGGCTGACAGCGCAGCGTTGACAGCTTCACCGGGGAATAGGGACATTCCTCGAAGACACAGGTTTGATATTTCCAGTAGGGACGATGGAAACAGCACGACCGACATTCCGGGCAGATCCCGTCGCATCCGCTGTCATAGTGGTTGTGGCCGGGTACCTCCCTCATGAGGGCTTCAAAGGCTTGCAGCTTACCGGCTGTCATGTAGCTCATTTTGTTTTCTCTCCTTTCCTCGCCGCACCGCCGTCATCTGCAAGAGGCAGATTGTTCCAGCTTTCGGGCAACAAAAAAAGAGGGTTTGCTTCATGCTCCGAATTGGAGAATGAAACAAACCCTCTTAGCTTTTCAGATATTCAGATGATTTCTCGGATGGTATGGATGATGCCGAGCAGCAGCCCGACAATTAGGGCGAGTCCTCCGATAAGACCGCCGATGATGATGTTGAGTGCGAAGATTCCTACTGTGCCGGATATCCCGTAACCGAAGGGGACAAGCCAGAGACACATCCTGCGGATGCCGAATGGGAAGCCGACACAGAGCCACATCAGGAAGTAGTCACATACGCCGTCCGCCATATAGACCGGCTTGAAGAATGCGGCAAGACAAAGGGCAATCAGCAGAGGAAGCAGCACTTCCTTGAGAAAAGTCTTCACATCCTCACCCTCAATCCCTGCAAATCGTCCGTGCGGATGCCGACCAGATACCAGTCCGCAGCCATTTCGATCCGGGTGGGTTTCCACTTGCCCCTGACCATGACATCGAAGCATTCCCCGCAGTGCAGACCGCCGTAGTAGCAGTCAAGGTCAAAGCGAATGTCGTACCGATCCGTTGCGTGGTCATAAACCAAAGTTCCCTGTTTCATGATGGACTCCTTTCGTTGTGGGCAGCGCAACGGGAAAGGCTTATGCAGTGTACCTCCATAGCCATCGCCAGCCGGTTTTGATCCGGTGCGCCGATTGTAGTGCGATTGTTCCTCTTTCAGGTCAAAAAAGAAGGGACTAAGCCAGAATCCCTTGATTTTCAAGGTCTTTCTGATTTAGTCCCATTATCGCACAACAATCTTTCACGATGATGGTATCAATCTTGCCATTGCGTACACCATCCATCATCTGCTGGAATCCAGGTCTGTCAAAATTGCTGCCTGTGTAGCCATCATCTACAAAATCCATCACAGGCACATTTTGCAGACTTTCTTTGCAGGAGATATACCGTTGGATTAGTTCTTTCTGGTTCTCAATGCTGTTGCTCTTATCCTTGCCATCTTTGCCCAAATCGCCATCAGCCCTTGAAATGCGCTGATACGCTGCAATCATGTTTCTGCACTCTCCTTTCCAAGTTCTGTAAACACATCCCGAAATCCGAAAACAATCCGAATCCGCTTGTCCGCACTCACTTCGATTTTCTGCACAAGGGATTTTACCAACTGAATGTCAAATTCAAAGTTGTCCAGATGTTCTTCCAAATGAGAAGTCATATTCAGGTATTCTTCGATTTGCTGTTCTACCTGAACTTTTTTGTTCTCCGCTTCCTGCAACGCGGCTCGCAGGCCATCATATTGTCTGGAATAATCTTCCCGAATCAGTTGGTAATCTTCGGAATCCACCACACCAGCCACATAGTCCGCATAAAGCTGTTCCCGTTTCTTTGCCATCTGACTGACTTTATCGGTCAGGCTCATTATTTCGCCCTTTGCGCGGTAGACAGGATTTTGCACATCTTCAATTTTTCGCAGTTCTTCTACCACCTTGCGCCTATCACTAAGTTGTGTAATAAACAGGTGCAGCTGATCCATTATCAAGGCTTTCAGCAACTTTTCTGTAATCTGGTGGCCGATGCACTTATCGTCGGCCTGCCGCGCCTTGCAGATGTAATAGCAGACCTTTTTACTTTCTTCCGCTCCATGCGGCAGTCGTTCAAACTCCATCGGTCTGCCACAGTCTGCACAAAACACCATTCCTGCAAGGTCATTCTGATATTCTGTCCGAATCTGCTCCGACTTTGCTCTTACGGTATGGAATACCGCTCGATTCTTGTCCAAGATTTTTTGCACCTTTTCAAAATCATCCCTTGCGATGATGGCCGGATGTGTGTTCTTTGCCACATACCACTGTTCTTTCGGAAGGTCGCGCTTGTCTTGTCCTGCGAATAACTTCTGTGTACTTTTATTGTTGATGGTATCGCCCACATAGGTTTGATTTTCCAAGATGTGCCGGATCGTGGTTACGCCCCACTTTTTACAGGTAAGTACTTCTTTTCCCTCAACCATTTTTCTATGCCACTCCCGTGGAGTCGGAACCTGCAGCAATGTCATTCGTCGAGCAATTTCAAAAATAGGTACACCCATCAGTTCCCACTGGAAAATCAACTGCACATAAAATGCAGCTTCCGGGTCAATTTCATTACGCTTTGTCACGGGGTTCCGAATATAGCCATACGGAGCATCGTTTCCGACTGCATAGCCTGCTTCTTTCTTACGCTGCAAAGAAGTCCATATCTTTTTGGATATGTCTTTCGCGTACATTGCGTTGACCATATTCCGAATCGGGAGAGCCAGACTTTCCATGTCCTCTTTGCGCGTACTGTCAAAATTATCTGTAACAGCAATCAATCGAATCCCCAAAAATGGGAACACCGTTTCGATATAGTATCCTGCTTCCAGATAGTTGCGACCAAAGCGCGAGAGGTCCTTCACCACAATGCACTTGATTTTCTTCTGCCGCACATCGTTCATCAGGCGGGTAAATGCAGGTCGCTTAAAATTCGTTCCCGTAAAACCATTGTCGAAGTAGGTGTCCACATAACTCAGTTCACTGCTGCGATTGATATAATCCTGCACCAGCGCGATCTGCGTTTCCATGCTTTCTTCTTTTTCTTCATCCTCAACAGAAAGCCGCCCATAGATTGCTGCTGGTATTTTTGCTTCTTCCAGCTCCGGCAGCAGCACGGAAGCTGCCGCCTGTTCCGGCTGCGGGAGATTCTTTCTACTCTTTCGTGCCATCGTCTGTTTCCTCCATCTCTATCCGACCAAGCATCTGCTTCCATTCATACGTTTTCATTGTCAAGCCGATTTCTGCCTGTCCATCGCCCAGTAATATAACCGTGACCTGCTCGATATACTTTTTCACAAAACTGCGGTCAAGTTCCTCCGGGGCCTTATACTGTGCCATCTGCTGAATCCATGGATTGCGCAGGCTCAATGCCCGTTCCCATACCAGCGTATCCTCCATAATTGCTGTAAGCTGTTCATTCAATTTCCGATGCGCTTCTTCATAGTCCATCAGTTCCGCATGGTACTGTTCTTCGGTGATTTCATTTGCCATATAACTTTCATACAGCGGCACACGGCGAAACTGTTCCATATTCAGTTCAGCCAGAACGGACTTCATCTGCACAGACCTCTCGGCCCGGACGACCTCAATCGCTTTCTTGCCTGCTCCCTGCTGAATCGCCGCAGCCAGCTTTTCTTCTTCCAGATGTTCCAGTTCCAGAGCATCCATCACATTTTTATAAATGGTAGCTGCCGGAACTTTCAGATTCTTTCCGTTTTCCTTGTGTGCGCGGCAGTAACGGCAATAGAAAAGTTCCTCCCCTGTTTTCTTATCCTTGTGCCAGCAAAGTGCGCGTCCACAGGTACAGACAATGTGCTTTGCCAGCGGATTCGGCTTTTTGTAGCTTTTCCGAATGGAGATTTTGTTTTCGCCCTCGCGCAGATTGCACGGGAACGCATGAAACTGTTCTTTGGTTATGTATGGTTCATGGCAGTTTTCTGCAATGATCTGGCGGCTTCCATTTGCCGCCGCACCCGTATAAGTCGGGTTTCGGAATAAACACCTCAGCATATCCGTTGTCCACTGGTCTGGTTCCTCATCATAAGGTTTTCCCAAAATTCTCTTTTTGTGCTTCATGGGGGGTTCCACGCCCTGCTCATTTAACCACTTTGCAATATCACGCATTTTTCGACCGGACGCATATCTGGAAAAAGCCTCGCTCAAATAAGGAGCCACTTCTTCATCCTTTATCATGTTGCTTTCGCCATTCCTGCGGATGTAACCAAACGGAACAGAGTTTGTCAGCCGGAATCCTGCGCCCTGTTTCTTTCTCCACGCAAACATAATTTCCGCGTGCATCTCACAGCGTTTTGCTTCAAAATAGTCCTCGACTTCTTTTCGGCTGACGGCTCTGGTATCCAAACCCTCCTCCAGCACGATCAGGTCGATGCCCGTTGCATAGAGCGTTTCCTTGATTGCCTGCCGTACCGCCGGGAAATCCGGCCCACAGTAATACATGGATGCCACAATAATGCAATCAAATTTTCGCTCTACGCCATCATTGGTCATTTGGTCGAACGCGGCGCGCGCCTTTTCATCGTTCTTGCGGTCAGAATACTTTTTCTGCAAATCCAGCTCCTTATGTTCCGCCAGATATGCCGCAATGCTCTGATTCTGCTCGGCAATCGTCAGTTTACTTTGATGGTTCTTCCAAGGAAATGTCCGGGTATAGCTTACACACTTCATACTGCACTTTCCTCCGTTTCTGCTGCCGGAACACTACTGCAATATTCCAGCACATTGCGAATTTCCTGATCGAACCGATACTGGATATGAATGTGTTCCTTATCATAGACGGTGATGCTCTCTACCAGTTCCACCAGAACGCGGCGGTTCAGACTTGTCAGGTTTTGGTAGGACTTGAAATCTTCAATCCACGGCAGATGTTCCACATCCAGATTGTTCAGACAATCCCTCTGGCGGTTCATTTCTGCTTTGGCCTTACGGATAGCTTCAACCTTTTCATTAAAGGAATGGCTGAACTCCTTATACTCTTCCTTGCTGACAATACCGCTGCTCATATCCTCATAAAGCTGGCGGCGCAAGGTCTGGTATTTCTGTTCTTCCTGCTCCAACATTTTCAGATGTTCTTCCACAGATTTCAGTCTGCGTTCATGCAGCCTTTGCATCCAGAGTTGCGGTCAGGTTCAATTCTTTTTCTGCGAGATACTTCTCGATATAGTCATCCTGAATCGGAGACTTACGGTTGTTGATCATCTCAACTTTCTCCGGTACAATATCAACTGCCGTTACCTGGTGATGCTGAGAAAGCAGTGTAGCAATAGACAATCCAACATAACCAGTACCAGCAACAGCAATTTTGTAATTCTTCATAGTAATAATCCTCCGTTCCTTTTCGGAAATCTCTTCAAAAAACAATTTATATATATGTACACATCCTGTATTTCAGAATGGTATTTCTCTTTTGTTACTCAGCTCACACCGCTAAGTGTTGTTTCTTGCTATCGTATCTTCTTGATCCTCAACTTACTTGATAGCACAACAACAAGCCTGTATACAGATTGCAACAACAATCTATACGCAGGCTCGCCTTCGTACCTCCTTATTCTGTTTTCTGCTCTATCAGCTTTCGCTGTGGTGGGTTAAGTATAGAGCGCAACCAGAAGCCATTAGCACCTGAAATCACGCTGGCTGTAACGCACCATGACAGGCAGAAACAGGTTGAGGTGAAAAGGTCAAGCCGCGTAAACCCGCATGAAATCAGGCTTTTCTCTGGTTGCCCATTATTTCACACTCCCCTTTACTTGTAACAACGTCTAATCCCCATACATTCGATTTTTGGGTCATTCCAGCCAACACAAAGAGCGGATAGGCTTGTTCACCTGTCCGCTGGCTGTCACCCCACCCTCATGGTCGAGATTTCTTTCTGAGCGGCATTTCTGCCACACAGAAAGATCAATCGTTCATTCTTCGGGTAAGAAAATATGAACTTCAGGTCGCGGAGCCTTTCATTCTCTGCCGTACCCTTGTCCCTATTATGACAGCCGCGTATTATTTCACACTCCCCGTAACCAAAGCTGGGGTTGTTGTAATGGCTGCCAATGCGCGGATCCAGGCAAACGCCATCAATGATATCTCTGGTGTTCAGGCCCTTGCTTTCGGCATAAGTATCCAGTTCGTTAAAATAGGCCACGCGCAGCGCCAGATAGGTATTGGCAAACAGCTTGACCGCCTCGGCTTCGGTAAAGCCCATGTACAGGGTATCCACATCCTGCTTGATGGCCCCCTCCTGCAAAAGCCCGGCAAATGTATGGGCGGCTTCTACCAGGTGCGGGTCGTTGGGGTCGGTGCCCACAATAATGCGGGAAGGGTACAGGTTGTCATACAGCGCTTTGCTTTCCCGCAAAAACTCCGGGCTGAACATAATGTTCTTGCTGCCGGTTTTCTTGCGGATCTGCTCCGTGTAGCCAACCGGAATGGTAGATTTGATTACCATAACCGCATTGGGGTTCACCTTCATGACCAGGTCGATGACAGATTCCACCGCAGAGGTATCAAAGTGCTGGGTCTTGCTGTCATAATTGGTCGGTGCCGCAATCACAACAAAATCCGCATCGCGGTAGGCCGCTTCCCCGTCCAGCGTGGCGGTCAGATCCAGGTCCTTTTCCGCCAGGTATTTTTCAATGTATTCATCCTGAATGGGGGACTTCCTGTTGTTGATGCTGTCTACCTTGCTTTTGATCAGATCCACCGCACAAACCGTGTGGTGCTGTGCAATCAGGCACGAAATTGACAGACCCACATAGCCTGTACCCGCAACTGC